CTTTATGTTTTCCGTAAAACGCTTCAGTTATTAAAGTGTTGTCAGAAAATTGACTTGCTTTTTTGTAGCCGCCGATATCATCACTATCAGTTAAATTTCTCTTGTCATATAAAACCAGCGCCCTAGACGCTCTAATTGACTCACTAGGCGTTTTGTTTATAGTGTTTGAGTTTATTTCCTTGCCTTCAGTAAGTGTAGCGGTTGATTGTTTCCACACTGAAATTGCCGATAACTTAACTAAGTTTTCAGTAGTAGAGAACCATAAGTCCATCAAGAACCCTGTTAGAATTCTATTCAATACGCTGTTAACGCTTTCTGACTCAGTATGTAAAGTGTTGATCTTATCTAATGGATGCCACTCCGCGACTTCTGCCGCCCATTCTGCGGCAGGTATTAAGGCAACATCAAGATCGCTATCAACTAAAACCTTAGTGATTAACTCGTCAATAGTTTTATCATCTGACAAGTCACACAAAAACACTTCATCACCAGCGCTATGTTCGCTTGCTACTGTGCGCGTTAATAAAACGGCAGATGTTGGCGCGTAAAATGCATCGCTTCTAGTAGCCACATTTAACGTAGCTGTTGATGTTAAGTTATCTGATACGCTTATAACCTGCATTATCTCATCGCCAACACGAATAAACACAGCAGATGAATAATCTGTCTCAGCGTCAACAGGTATACTAGTCACTGATATAGCAACATCTAAGCGAAGTACGCCACCTGTATTTATGGGCCATGATTTATCATCTAGGTTAGCAACTGAAATAACATCTTTACATTCTAGCGACCAATTACCAGATTTAGCATTTAATTTAAAAGCGTTTGAGTTGTAATATCTAGACTGCGCTCCATTTACTAAGTCTACCGTTCCATCTGGCTGCACCCTATAAAGGTTGTTTCTTACTTCTCTGTTTTCGAATATCTGCCTTTCTTCCCACTTACCGAAAAATGTACCTTGATTTTTTACCGCGTCAGTTACACCGGGAGCGCCAATATTTGGATCTTGCTTTGTAAAATCTTTAAAGGTTATAGTTAAGCTACCCCTTGCAGATAATCCGTTGCCCGGCTTTAACTCCGTGGTGTTTTCTCGTATTGCCGTAATGCATCGATATATTGGCTCACCGTTCACACTTGGCAATATAGGCGCGTTCTCATCAGTAAAGTAATAAGTTTTATATTCATTAGTCCATGCTTGATCGCAAGTTAAAGGAGTACCAAAACCACCAGCACCGGAAACAGTACAAGCGCCAGTGATAACAGGCAAGTCTATTTCAAACACTTCAAAGTGCCGTTGAACTCTCATGTCTTGAGTTGCTAAAAAAGTACTCATTTATAGCCCGTTATATACTGTGAATTTTAAAGTGATTACGTCTAGAGTCGGTGTTTGTGGATGAGACTTCACACCCGGCATTGGGTCGTAGCAAATGTAAGTTGATTCAGGCTTTGACTTAAACTCTTTTATAAAGAAAGGTTGATCATAACTAAAGTCAATAAATGTTTGCCAAGCTCCCTCTGTAAAGGTAGCTAACTCATTAGGGAGTGATAAAGTGCCTTTTAAAGCCTTGCTTCTTTGTGTTGATGATATAGGGCCTACTTCTAATGTGCTAACTGTCCTTTGTGTCACGTGTCTATTTAACCAGTTTCGCGCATAGCCTGCCTGTTCACCTTTTTCTATAGTGATATACTCACCAGCAGCCATATAGCTAACAGTCATTTGATAGTTGTTAGGTACAGTTATAAATTTAATAATTAAGTCTTGAAAAGCCTGAGCCGGAAACGTGAACATAATATTATTATTGCGCTGAATAACAACGCTATCTATCAATGTAGTATCGTTATATAGCTCTATAGTTGCTTGTGTTGGCGTTGCCGCTGTATGTCCTGAAATAGCAACATAACTTATATTTGTTTGCGCTCCATAGCTTACAGCAAAATCACCAACACTAGTTCCGCATGTGTAATTTAAGCTATGATCGGGATCTGAAATATTAGCAGCAACCTCACCTGTTCCGGGGTCGGTTATTGTTGGTACTTGATCAATTAGAACGTTGGTCGTTGTTATTGATAAGCCATCAGTATCAGTCGCTAATGCTACGTTATTAATTATTGTCATTAAAATCTACCTTCTGAATTGCCTTTATTTAAAGCGGCAGCAATAGCATTAATTAAGTCATCGCCTGTATCAGTGGCAAAGACTATTTGACCTTGAGATGAACCAGTATCGCTCGACTCAGTTAATTCTAATGAAGATGTTTCTCTCTCGAATGATGGTTGCTCTGTTGATGTTACAGCACCTCCGCCACCTTCTGACACCGAACCCCCACCTTTAGTTGAACTTAAAGCGTTAGCAAGTTGAGCAGCACCCATTGCAGCAGCAAGAGCAGCACGACCGAAAGCGGTATAAGGGTCGCCAGATGATAACTGCATCATTACAGCAGCGGCAGTGTCAGCAACAATTAACCCGGCCTTTATGGCTTTGTTATCCTCAAGGAATGCAGAGTTAACAACGGCAGCGGCCTTTGTGTAGTTGCTAAAGTTTTTTAGCCTTTGATCTAAACTTGCTGTTTCTTCTTTAGTGGTGTTTTTTACCACCTGAGTTCCGCCAGTAATAACTATCTCTAATGCTTTGGTGTTATTACCTAAAAGTTTATCTATTTTCTCTTGCGTTAATTTTGTTCTTTCTTCGAGTACGCCTGCAAAGGTATCAGTTCCGTTTACTAAGTCAGTTAATGCAGCGCTAGAAAGCTCAATTATATTGCCCCACCCATTAGCAATCACATTAAAAACATCTGCTGAGGTTGTACCGATAACCTTTAGCGCTTCAACTGCTGTCAATAACTCTTCTGAATATTCAGCTATTAAAGCGTTATTTCCTGCGCTAAATTCAGAACCTAGCTTTGAGAATGCTACACCTACTTCTTTTATTTTATCAATTTGTTCTTGGCTAAGAGTTACACCAAGATCGTTAAACTCTGTTTTTAATTCATTTAACCCTTTAGCTCCATCTTTTAATAAAGGTATTAAATCAGTAGTATCGCTTGCCACGCCTTCTAAAGCGAATGACATTTGGTTGCCAGATACTCCGGCCTCTTCCATCCGTCTAACCATTTCTTGCAGCACGTCAGGACCAGACATATTCTGAAATTCACGCGCCAAAACATTAGCTTCTGCGCCTGATAGCTTCATTACGTCTATAAAGTCGACAAAACCACCGCCACCAGTAGCAATAAATTCGCCTATCTTCTCGTTAGTATCTTTTGATATATCACCGAGCTTTTCTAGTGTTATACCTACAGTATTGGAGGCAAACGCTAGAGCCTGCATTTCCTCGACTGTTGTATTAGCTCGATTTGCTGCTACTTCTAATTCTTTCGAGAATGCTACAGCGGCATTTGTCATACCTACTATAGCAGTAGTTGCAATGGTTGCACCAAGCAAAGCAGACTTGCCCATTTTTGCAAAGGACGCATCAGTTTTCTTTACTGAGTTATCTAGTTTATCAAGCTTTGCATCAGTGGCTTTTATTTTTGCATCAAGCTTCTGCGTCTTGGCATCAAGCTTTATAATCAATGATTCTGTAGCCATGTTTTAGACGCCCCGTTTCTAACTCTTTCGTAATTAAGCATGATAGAAGTATCAACGCTATTATTTTGTTTTTTAAGTAGCTTGCTGATCTCTATAAAATCTAACTTCCAAGCCTCAGAGGGAGGTATATTTAAGTGATTTACACAGACTTCGAACCAATACCAGTAATCAAACTTGAAAGGATCGAATCCTTCACTTATTCCTCCGAGGTATCCGGCTTTTTTGTGGCTAGATTCTCAGTAAAGTAATCGTTAATTTGCAAGCCGATATCAACCATAACCAAAGGCCAAGGCTCTGATTTGTCATCATCGTTTTCACTTGCCACCCAACCTACACGAAAAGAAGCATCATGTAATTCAGTCAATGATATTCCGTCTAACTCTTCTTTTATAATGTGATACATAGCTTTACATGCTACATCACGAGGATATAAATTACTAAGTTCAACCAACCTATTTCCAGTTGACAGGTCTTTGCTGTCATGAAACCTACAGATGTAAGCTAAAAAAACAGTTTGCAAATCCAAGCCAGTTTGCTCAAAGAACTTTTTACAAGCCCCTTGAGATATTTTAAACGGGTATGTTTTATAGCAGAGTTTAAATTCCATTATGCTACCGCTGGAGTATGCGTGTAAGCACCAGAAGATAAAAACGTAATACTTGTTGACACTTTGTCACCATGAGGAATGCTATCACTAAGCCCGTTAGGTACAAAAGTTCCACTAAACGCCTCGTCTGTAGTGTTTGCTGATACGTATGTCAGTGTATATGTATCTTGCGTGCCAACTAAAGAATCAGCTCTAACTTTTGCGTATTGAGCGTTATCATTGTAAACAATGGTTCCTGCTATCTGTAATTGCTTGCCTGATAACTCACTATTAAGCAAGGTAATAAAATCTTGGTAAGACTTATTGCTAATATCAATAGGAGTGCCGTTAACAGTTAAAGTTGATTCCATTTGGCCGACGATGGCACCTGTGCCATTTTCGATCACTATATTTGTGCCGTTTAATTCACCGCTCATATTCTTCTACCTTGTGCTATAAGTTAAATAATTAATTGATATATCACGCTTAAACCATGATTCGTTTTCTGTGCCGTTATTTACAGTTGACTCTAAAATATCAACCTTTTGAGTATTATACACTGTTGATGAGTTATATTGAAATGCTGAAAGTATAGAGTCTACTGCTTGTAGTTGAGCGTTATCGTAATCATTATTATTTAATGCTACAAATACGCTTACTTGCCATACTCCGCGATCTTCATTGCTTGATGTTACGGACTTGCCTAACATATCACTAGTGGCAGGAATAAAGTAACACGCTAACCATAATGATTTATTTTTTGGGTCAAAGTCTTTATTTTCAAATGCTATATCATCACTCGTTATATTTGGTATTGATGCGCCAAGCAGTTGAGTAATCAAAGCTTGTTTAGTGTCAAAGTAGCTCATAGTGACCTTATCTTATTTCTCATTGCTATTAATGTTGCTCGAACCCAGCCGCTAGGCGCTTGCTTGCTAAAGCCTCTAATAGATAATATTTCAAAACTTTTAGATCTTTTAATGTAAGAGCCTTTTTTTACTGGAGTTGGAAAACCACCGTATTCTAATATGTTTATAGCTGGCGCGTTGTTAGTAAAGTATAAGCTCTTACCTAAAACAGATTGCGGCATTTTACCTAATTGCCTGATTGAGCTTGAGCCTGTTTTGTTTTTGCTTGTTGTTGTCGAGCTAGAAGGAGAGCCAACAGTTAAAAACCAAGAGTTTCTGTGTATACCCGTATCAGCCGGAGTTCCTGAAATAACATTACCAAGACCGGATAAGTAGACGCCTTTTAAATTGGCGTTAAGTCTATCTTTAATACCAACCTTTAATTCGTGATCTACTTTCTCTCGACCTAGTAATGGCATCATTTCAACCTTAACTGAGGCATATAAGCCAGAGTGTCAGATGTTGGAGCTATCACCTCAATGTTAACCACGTAATAAGTTAAAGAACCTTGTGTGATTTCATCGCCTTGTTTAACTAAAGTCACATTGTCACATATTAATTTTCTATCGCCAGCGAGAATGTTTATATCAAAATGCTTAGCATCGTAATTAATGAATATAGCGTTGACCAATTCAATATTCGTGTTTGTAGTTGTTCCTGTAGATAAAGGGGTTCCGGTAGTGGTTGTTTTTTTAACAAGATACACTTTATCGCTAGTGGTCGAACCAGTTTTATTCTGCGCCCGCTTTAAGCCTGCACGAATTCTTTTTTGTATCTGTGCGCTACCCATTAGCCTAAATACCCCATATTTTCACGATATAACCCACCACCATTTAAGCCAGCATTAGTGTAAGGCTTTAATACTTTAGATACTGCTGGCATCTGTGCGAGTGTTGGAGTGCTTGAGCCTGCTTGATATGTTTCAGAATACGCACCTTGACCAACACTAAACCCTGCCAAATCTGCGCTATCTTTTACAGCGTTAGTGTCAACACCGTCAGCAATAGAAAAAGACGCTAACATTTGAGCGTTTTTAATATCTTGAGGTATCGTATTGTTACCAACTAACACGCCATAAGCATAAACATAATTTCTAGGCATCATACCTGTTTGTGTTTGCGGTGTTACGCGAGAGCCTTGTAATTGCTGTTCATAAGTAAAATTAAGGAAGTCGTAAGCGTTGGCTAAGTTAGCTTCTCTATCTGGCTGAGTTGCTGGAACAGAGTAGCCTTTCAGCTTGGCAAAGGCTTTGTATTCTTCATCTGTAACCCATGAATTGGCATTAGCGACCACTGAGCCATCTTCGATAATTAATTGAGTGCCAATAGCTACAACTATTTGATCACTATTGCCTAGTTCCCTACTTGTTATGTCAGTACCTAATACACTAGCACCATCAAAATATGTAACAGTAGAAAATACTTTTCCTACTTCAGCCGTGGCCGATAGGTTTAATGATAACTCTGTTGCAGATGTAACGATTACAATCAAAGGATCGTTAATAAGTGAGTAAGACTCAGCGCCAAACTGGACTTGAACATCAGTCGCTAGAGTTAAGTCTATGCCACCGAACACGTAAACAACTAAATTATCTTTATTGGCTATAACTAGATTTTGAGACATAAAAAAAGCCTTATTAAATATATAAGGCTAGTTTAACATAAAATTACACCGTGTTGAATTAAACGTAGTTATAGCCTTCTAGCTTGTAAAATACAGCTAAAGCAGAAGGAGCCGTTTGAACTCCTGCAGTAGTTAAAGCTGCGCTAGGCTTTGTATAAAGCAAATCACTATCATCTACACCAACAGTAGGATCTAAAGGATCTCCACCAACAGAGCTTTGTGCCCACCTATTCCTAACAATTGTTCCTGCAGTAAAGAAAACTGGTGACACATCAAAAAAAACATTTATGGTATTTCCGTTTGCTATACGTCTATTTACAGAAGTTCCTAATTGTAACCATGTTGAACCTCCATCAGCAGAAGCTTCAGCTTGAAAAAATACTTCCACATTTCCCGGATTTGTTTTTTTTGCAATCTGAAAGGTTTGTTTTATCATTAGTGGCCCAGATTTATTTACAGTTACCTCTCCGTTTGCGGCAACAGTAAGTATGCCGTCAGGGTCTGAGCCACCAACGCCAAGCGTTACAGTAGTCAAAACATCTAAAGCAGGACCCGGCTGTGTTGACTCTTCTGAAAATCTAGCTGATTCAACGTAGTAAGGAACTGACCCTCCTGACAGCGTAGCTTGGTATATTTGCTCGAGTAGTTCATTTCTAATACTCATATCTAATCCTTATAAGGCGTTAAGCCAATCCTGTAAAAGTTGGTTTCTGTTATTTGGATTTGTGACAGTGCCGCCAGCAGCAACAACTATTTCAGCAAGTAATTCATTCATGATAGACATGATTAGCCCTCAATTAATTA